CAACGCTAACACATTTAGGCGAAAAGCATTAGTATCCAGCTCGTACAACGTTCCCGACACAAACGTCAAATCTGCTTGCGGAATCGTAATCACCTTTGTTGCTGGATTGAGACTGAGAGCCACGGGAGTTTACTTCTCCATATCTTCGGGTGTAGTAGACCCGCCATTAGCTAGCCAAGACTGCAGCTCGATGACACGCTGGGCCTGGTATTGGTCGAACTGGTTCTTTAGTGTGGTGTACATGCCGATGAGCCTATTCATCTGCTCGCCCTGCATTTCCATCTGCTGCCTCAGCACGTCTATCTGAACCATGACACCTTCGACAGTGGCCTTCTCGTTAAGAGAGAGCTTAGCCTTGTGCAGGTCCTTCATGGCACCTCTCATCTCGTCCAGCGTCTTGAGGTCGCCGTCTTCGATGTGATCTGGTTCTTTTCCGCTAGTGGATCCAATGGTCATTGTTATTCGTCCGGTTGTAATGCAACTTGTAAGTCGGTGCCACCACTGGCATCGGCAATACTAATCGCTGATTGTTTAAAGTAAGGTGAAGCTGAACTCTTGCGCGCATAGCCTTTTAGGGACTGTGAAGCGGGCCATGTCTTTGAGGACTGGATTACGCCGCTTGCGTTAGTTAGTCCCTGAATAGGGACGTATGAGAATACTGGTGTTCCACCAGCAGGTGTTGTAGCTCCTGAATCAACTGCATAAGTGAATACAGTTGTGCTTGTGACAGTGATAGATGCAACAGCGTTGTACGGCTGCTCAGCTGCTCCACGAACGACAACCTTGTCGCCCGTATCCAATCCATGTGCCGCACTCGCTGTTAATGTAGCCACGCCTGCAGCTTGTGTCAAGGTGGAAACTGCAGCTTCGTAAGGGAAACCGGAGCCTCCACCGTTGTCAGCGGTCTCCAAGAACACTCTGGCATTCTCAATGAAAGTGCCATCAGCCTCTGTGATGGTGAGTTTAGTGGTCTTGGGGTCAACGACAAGGGTTACTACAATACCAGCTGCATCATCCACACCAACGTTAGCTGTAGTTGCAGGGTTGCCATCTACTGTGCAGTCAACCAAGTTGACGTTCATCGTGCCTGTGGTGGCATCGAAACGAAGAGTAGCGTTTGTAGCGTCTGCTGTAGCAGAGAAGCCTGTGAACTCAATACCTGTGAGAGTAATATCATCATCCACGCCTGTACCAAATCGGATGGCGTGATGAGAGTTGGTTCCTATAGAGAACTCGCAGTTATCAAGCTCAGAGATGTTCGTTGCGCCGGTAGTCGTGCGGTCGTCAAAAACCGCGCCCTCGTCCGCTGCGACGGTCGGGGTGAGGATGCTCGACCCAGAGATGTCGGCCTCGTTCAAGTTGATGCGGTCGCTGTTCGACCATGTGGAAAAGGTACAGCTCTGTGTGGAGGAGAACGTAGTAGTTGACATTCCATCAAACTGGCAAAGCAAGCCGGTGAACGTGCCAACGTTGAGGGTGAGAAGCGAAGGGTTCGTGTTCGCTCCAAGGTGCTTGATAACAATGTTCGTCCACTCGACGTTACTCGACGCATTCCTAATCTCGAACTCGTTGAATCCTGTAGGTGCGTGTGGGTCGTCTAGGACGTTTATGTTTCTGTCAGAGTCGCGGAAGTCAACCGATGTTGCGACCGTTCCCATAACGAAAGCGCCGTGGAACCAGTAACCACCCGAAACGGGAGTGAGGATGCCCCATCGTCGAGTAATGTCAGAGTCGAAGGTACCCGCGCCCAGGAAGGTGCCATAGTTTGCGGCCTGCCCATCAATGACAGTCAGCTCGCGACCGTGTCGCGAGACACCTACTGCGTTGGGTGCGCCCTTCAGAGAGCCCGAACCAAGAATCTTCCAACGGAATCCGAAGTGATCGTAGGTACCCGGAGTACCGACCGTTCCGTCTGCGGTAGCCGTGGGGTCTACTGCATACGTGATCCACGAGAGAAGGTTAGAACCTTCGGCGTTAGAACCGTCTACGTTCCAAAAGTCGTAGTTCGCATTGGAGGTCCCCATGATAACCGCACCACCGCTATTGGCGATGGTGTCCAAGATGTTGCGGTTCGCCTGACGAGCCCATATAAAGACGCAATCGCCCGCAGTAATAGTCGGCGCGGCTACGTCATCGTGGATGATGCCCTTCGTTGTAGCCGTGAAACCATTCTTCGAGATACACTGCGTGTTGTTGATGAAGTAATCAGTCTCATCATTGAGCGCAGCCGCACCTCCACCCGTTGCCGAGTAGGAGCCTACAGCCTGTGCATCATCAATAAGGGCTAGATCAGTGCCATAAGTTGGAACTGCCATTATGCTTCAACCCATTCACCGCCTTTAGAATAGGCAGCTAATGTCCTATCCTCGGGCCGCAACATTAGACATCATCAATACGGTTGACCGAAGCAACACCGCCTGTGTTGGTCATTGTACCTGTTGCTTCTGCGGTCTTAATAGGTGTGGCTCCTCCGTCTCGTACTCGAACAAAGTGAGTTCTGTCAGAGCTGTAAACGTAGGCGAAGTTCTCCGAAGTCAATGCAGTTACGAGGTCCAGGTAGGACACGAACACATTGAAGGGGTGAGTTGCGTTGTTGCTCGAGAAGTCGAACGATGGGATCGTGAACTCGTCCAGGGTAAGGTCAAGAGATGTATACCTGTGAAGGCTGTAAAGGCCATCAGCACGCTCGATACGAATGCCACCCTTAGTGCCAGCCGTGAGAGGAGTGTCGGATGGGATTGCAACAACACCAACAGTATCAACTGCAGCACCCGTAAGGGATGTTCCATCAGAAGTCATCTGCGTGAAGTTGATATCACCGCCGTTATCCTCAGTGCAGAGCACGTAGTCACCGGAGATGAATCCAGACACGGTGAAGGTAACCGTGTTAGGAGGCGTAATAGCCGTGTTCGAAAGATCGAAGTACGTATCTGCAGCTGCAGTATCTGCTGCTTCAAGACCAAGACCGTAAGCACCAATCAGTGCCGAGCCTGTGGAAGCACCAACGAATGGGGTGGATACCGCTCGCTCAGTTGCGTTTGCACTCAGCGTGTAGAAGTCCGTGTGATCCGTTGCGTCATATACAAGCGTGTTATCAAGAGGAGCAATGCCCTTTGTAACCTGTGGGTAGAAGACACCAGAAGTTCCCTGGTCATCAAAGGCCAAGACCTTCATTTCACCAGCAGATAGCTGAGCTGTGCTCGTTGTGGCTGTAGCTGTAGCACCGGAGGTTTGTCCGGTGAATGCTTCCGTGCCGACTGTACCGAACTCGATATCAACGATGAGCGAAGGGCCAACCGTGTCAACGCCAAGTACTCGACCCTTCCATACTGGAGGATCCGTGTCCTCATGGACTGCCTCACCAACAACGAAAGGACCAGTTCCGACAGCGCCGGTATTAATCAACGTACCATAGACATGCTTGTCGTTGGTAGCCGTAGTTGGGACACCTGTCTCAAGGTCGTAAGGCACCGAGTGTGTTACACCACGATGTAGTTCACCATTCTCGCCCTGTAGAGTCTCTGCTGTTGCGTCAGCGGACATCAGCTTCAGGTACTCGTAGAATACGTTAATGGTGTTACCGCCACGGTCCCACTCAGAGTAGTATTCCTCGTCAGTGCCATCACCGGAAATATCAATCAGGCGCAAGCCTTCTGTATTGGTGATGTCAACAAGGGCGTCAATAGTTGCCCACGATGTGGTGTTATTCAAGTCGCCAGAGTCGGACAAAGCCAGAACGTTGTTGCCCTGCGATGTACCGTTGATCTTGAACTCACCGTAAGTGTTGCCGTAACGACGAGTCGTACCGACCAATCGTCTACGGTCAATGTCCACACCGAACTCGCGAGTCTTCACCATGAAGCGGTGGGAAATACCAGCACCAGAGTCGCCGTTAAGAGGAACTGCGATGTGGTAGGCGTCTGCTATCGTCCAAGTGTCAAGCGTGCCGCCGTAAAGCTCAGCAACAGTAACGGTATTAGCTGTGTTCGAGGTGATGATTCCGCGAGAGCCATCAGTGATATTCTTGATGGTGTATCCAACAAACTCATCAACTGTCAGCGAAAGCCCGGTGTCAGTCAGTACAGTGGCGCTGCCCGGAGTTGTGGCATTGCCCTGTGCAAAACCATAGTTCCAGTAGTCATCAGAAAGGACAGAGCCGTCCTGAAGAAGCTGAATGTGCGCGCTAGGCTGACCAAAGTTAACGATACCGTCCCATCGTTCCTCGGTTGGACCAGAGCCCTGAATGATCGTTCCATCATAAAGGTGCTCAATAGCTGTTGCATCCACATTGAACCCATTGACCAACGTGATAATGTTATCCGTAGATCTGTTAGATGGGTTCTTGTCGATGATATCGACTTCGATGTTATCTGTATCAGCTCCGCCAGAGTCGTAAGCCTCGTTATCCGCGAAGTCCTGGACCCAACGGTGAAACTGAATTACTGTAGCGTAGGAAGGGGAGCCACCATCCAAGGTGTGGTCATCTCCGATGTATCTAATATTGCCTGTCGCACGGTCAATGCTCCAGTCTGCGTCTACCATTGCCATAGTAAAATGTCCTTATCTTTATCGGGCTATATAAAGGCAGTTGCCTTGCCGCTTATACGTTGGGCTGCAACTGCTTGTAATTATACGGCTTTACGCCGTGGGAGGCAAGTTATTCTTTGCCGCTTGGTTTGATTTGAGACCCTGGTATCGTTTCGTGCCCCTAAGATAGGTAGCAACCACGAACAAAGTGCCATCTTGGTACGTAACCATCTCCGATAAACCGGAGGCATTGGTCCTGCTGAGTTCTCTAGCTTCTAAATCAGCATGTGTAAAACCCATAGGGTCTGACAGGACTTCGCTCCTAAACTCTCTATAGAAGTATATCACTGGTATAGAACCTTCTATAGTTTACCATGAGAAGGTGTAATAAACAAGTAATACGCCTATCTATTTGCCGTCTTCCACCATTTTGAATATCCTGGATCTCAGAGAGGTGCTAGGAAGCCAGCCTATGGTCTTGTGGAGCTTTAATACGCTGGGTGCTTCATTCTCCATATCGCCCTTAGACGGTGCCTGGGCAATATGAGGCTCCGAACCTCCCCCATTTACGAACTTCCAAACGTTTCTGAGGAGGTTCACGTAAGTAACGGACTCAGGAGAGCCTACATTGAAGATTCCATCGGCTTTCTTGGCTAGGAGCAGGTCCAGGCACTTGAGAAAGTCCTCCTGGTGTATAAAGGAGGTGGATGTCCACTTTCCCTTGGGATTCACCAGAACCGCGCTCTTTCGGGACAGGGCAAGAGACTCGTGTACCAGGTCCCCAGTAATATCAGGGCCGTAGACATTGAAGGGGCGAACCACGATGGAGCGGCCATCCCTCTCCAAGAATAAGTGCTCAGCTGCCATAGCATAAAGGAAAGCGCTTCTATCTTCAGCTGGCAGGTACATAGGATAGCCCACTGCGTTTTCCTCCCTAGGCTCCTCCCCCAGAAGGCAGATATCAGAGACAGACAGTAGGAGCACAGGCAGGTTCTCCACCTGCATCTTCTGGAGTTCCAGCTGGGCAAGAGGTGGATGTTCCTCATTCTCCAATCCTGCTCCGATCAGACAGAAGTCTGGCTCGTCATCCCACGGGACTAGGGCAAGCCCCTTCTGGATAAAGTGATTCCTCACCAACCCAAGCAGGGGATGCGATCCCGCCACAACAAACTTTGTACGCCCCTTTGTGCTCACTTCTTCAGCTCGTTCTTCTCACAAATACAGACTAGGATGATCTTCCCGCACTCTTTGCACCGGGGAAGTTCTTCTTCCATTTGCTTCTTTGACTTCTTCTTGGTCATGTTCGCTCCCAGAGCTTCTTGTGCTCTTTCAGCAAGTCGTCAAACAACCTGATATAGGCTGTCTGGCCTTGCCTGTCGGTAACTCGTATCATTGAGCTTTTCATAAAGTCTGTTTGTGGAGCGGTGGCTATACCGTTCTCTGTCATCATAACGAACCAGGGGTGTCGATTCTTCTTGAACACCAACAAGGGCAGCTTGTCTGAGGCTGTCTCTCGCTTAGCCTGTTCCCACCAGTCCCAGATCTTATTCTTGGGCGCTGTCAGAAGCTGGTCTAGGGTCCAATCCTCCTGCCACTTCACTTCCACTGAGAACGGAAACGTCTCGTCAGGCGTGACAACATCGCCCTCGGCATTCCAGTCCTCTCGGAACTTCTTGGTTTTGAACCCACCGGAGCTGGGAGTTCTCGCAAAGTCAGAGCCCCACCACTTCTTTAGGAGAGCACAAACTTGGCCTTCGCCTCTAGCGCCCTTGTCACGGGAGTTGATTCCTGCTCTAGCCATCAGGCGTACATTCCTAACATGATTAGGCCGATTTCGCTTTCACGCTCGTCCTTAGGCATATTGTTGAGGTTTTCTAGTAGAGAGTAAGCCGTCCTGGTATACCCGGTCCTGTTTTGTACTTCCCAAATACGAAACACCCACTCATGGACCCAATACTCTTCGAGTACCGCGCAATCCATGTCAGTGTGTAAAAGCTTTGTCTTGGCCTTTTCCAGGCCGCACATCTCCGATAGGTTTCTGGAGTGTATAGCCTTGGCTACGTTCTTGGCGATACAAGCCTTTCCTTTGGCCTGCATTCGTGCTTGTTCTTCAAGAGTCTCCACCTTCAGGGGCTTGGCTAGCTTGGTCAGGCGACACTTCTCGCTTCCCTCGTGCATACTGAGGCCGGTCGGAGTGAAGTAGTTTCCACATTCATAGCATACCACGGTCTCGGCCTTCCTAATCATCTTCGGTTTCGTCGTCGGGGGTGGGGGCCAACTCCACTGTTTTTGCGGATGGCTCGAATACTGTTTTATAGGGGCCATAAGTTTCTAGCCATCCTCTCTTGATTCTCTTGTATATGGTAAAACCACTTACGGGGCTGTCTGCAGCCCACTGGGATACCGTTTTAGTAACGCCATCTATCTCTAGATTCACATTGTCACTCTTGTTGAGCACTTGTTCCTGCCGAGAAGCCCATTTGACATTCCCAGGCACGTAACTTTTGTTGTAGTCGATACGCTCAATGGTATCGTCTATGTGGGGGCGCTTCCCTATCATCATGTAGAAAGCCTCAAAACTGTTTCTCCACAGAGGGTAAACTGTGATGCCTCGACCTCCGTACTGCGGGTAGTCCTTGTTCTTAGGATTGTGGCAGCGTTGGTTCATATGCACCCAAGTATTGTACTCTGGGGAGTCCGACATGCCGTGAGTTTCCCTCTTTAGCCTAGTCGCGCACGCTTTGCACATTCTGGTTCTCCCAGAAGTGAGGTTGTAGCCGGGAAGGAACTTGTTAGTCTTCCCACAGGCGGTACAGACACAATAGAACTTGCGTCCGTGATCCTCCAACACCAGCCACGACCCGTAGGTTTGTCCTACTTTGATTACACTCGTCTTAGCCAAAATCCAATTCTTCTAAATCATCCTCATCGTCATCAAAGAAAGTGTATGTTGCCTCTGGGGTTGCTTCCACAAGAATCTTGAAAGCTTCCTGAGCGTCCGATAGAGCCTCGGCCAGGCCTGCATCATCGAGTTGCCCAGGACCAACAGACGTTAGAACGTGTTCCCAGCCTTCACATTCGGCTAGGTTTGCAAACTCGGTTTTGGTCATTACTTCTTTACCTCGGGATTTCGCTTCTCGAAGTCGTTGAGAGCAGCTACGTCAGCCATAGTGGCGGTTTCCACCATAGGTGTATGCGCTTCTACATGCTTAGTGGCCAACTCGTGAAGCCTCTTAGAGGCCAACTCAGGTGGAAGCTCAATGAGCCTAATGTCGAAGGTTTGCTTTTCCTTGTCAAAGTACGTCTGTACCTGATAGTTGATCTCGAAGAAACGCTTGAACCGCTCAGAGGTGGAGAGCTGTCGCATGACCTCGGAAAGGTACATACGCTGAGCTGCCTCAACCTGCTCGGGATCCAGTTCTTCTTTCTCTCCTGCCAGCTGCTCGTCCGTAGCATTTGCTATCGTCCCGCTGGACATGATAGGGTTGCCTAATCCGTCCTTGTCGAAGTTCTCTTCTTCACTCATTGTCATAGTCCTTGAAAAGGGGATGAGAGGGCTTTTCCTCCCCATCCGTTACATCTTTTACAACCTCTAGGGTCGAGTGTAGGGCTGTCTGAAGCTCGTTCTCAAGCGCAACGGCCTGGGCGCTGTGAAACAGTCCCAGAAAGAAAGAGCCAAGAATCCATCCAGTAAAGGAAAAGGCAAGAGCCAGCGTTGTCACTCTATCCAGCCCCTCATAGTAGCAGTAAAAGCATATGCCCAGGCATAGCAAGCTTGTGAGCCTACTAATGAGCGCCATGTTGAATAGTTGTTTTATGTTCACTTCAACCCCTTATACGCTGCAGCTAGAACATCCACAGCTTTGTACAAGTCAGGCAGAGTGCCCTCGTTGGCTAGCACAGCATCAAACATGTCTGGGGTGAAGGTCTTCTGCTCGGCTTCAGAGGCGTGCCCAGTGATTCCTAGCTTCTTAGACTTCTTGTCGGCGGACTCTCGGGTCACTTTGACAACCTTACCCCCCACATCGTGGATGCAATGTAGTTCGTTATGGAACCGAACATCCGAGACCACCACCCCTGTATGAGGACGACTACGCTCTGCGTTCAAGAACCCTACCTCACGCTCGTAGACCTCACCACACAACACGCGCTCTGCGGCGTGGATGGCTTGGTTGATCCAAACATCGTCTCCGCACACCACTCGACCCCACTCGGTTCCCAAGCTCTGAAGCATGATCCGTGGGCTTAGCTGATTGTAATGGTGTCCCAAAGACCCAAACCACCAGTACAGCATATTCAAAGCTTCTACTCTGGCTGCAGGCTCTCGCAGGAGGGAGTTTACCCACCCCTCGCCATAATCAGCAAGGCGCGCAGCAGCATCTCCCCAACCTGGATCGCAGTGTCTTTTCACGGAAGCGATACTGCAGCCTGGCTCGAACGTCACTTGACTAGAGCGAATGGCGCACTCATTGAAGCCTGGGTCGAACATGTTGCGGGCGGAAGACGGTCCCCAAAGCTGGATAACGTCAAACCCAAACACATTGAGGCCGAACCGCTTCATAGGGTCAGCCAAAGATAGCTGCATGTAGTCGTGCTTCTGCACGAAACGACCTGCTATCTCATCCTTACCAGAACCGGCTTGACCGGTAACGCCTATGATACGCATTACTCTTCATCCTCAAGGTCGATGTCGTCAAGGAAGCCAGGGAGCAAGTCCAAGTCCTCCTCCTCATCGCCCTCGTCGTCTCCCCCAAACATTGCCTGTTCGAGAAGATTGACGGCTAGGTTGGCTACACTCGTAAGATAGCCATCCGTGATGTCAGCCTCTGGTGGGATAACCTGGAGATCCAACATATAGTCTTCCTCTTCGGCTCCACGCTCTCGGCTGATAATCAGCGCTACTGAGTTCTTAGGTATCGTTCTGTTTTCACTCATATTCCCTCTTAGACTAGGCCGTATCTCTTGGCCTCTTCTAAACTAACTTTGTAAAATACGCTTCCTGTCAAGTTTCTCTGAATACACAATAAGTCTAGTCTCTCTTGTGTCAAGTAGGCGGCTCGCTCCAACTGTGCTTTTACCTCGACGGCATCTGAAGCCAAATGAACGTTTTGGACAAGCGCAAGCATGGCTGCGGTGGCTATTTGGGCTAATCTAGCATAGTCCCCATCGGCCTTGTCTGTGAAGATCTTAGAGATCTTGGTCAAACACTTTTTGGTCTCTTCATCGTGCTGTTTTGCACGATTACCAAGAGCTGACTGGATATCTGAACCAGACAGCATAAATGTTTGTGTAGTCTCTCGTAGTTCTGGTTTGGCTGGCATTAGTCTTCCTCTAGCGAGCTGAACCCGCCCTTTTTCACAATAGTCTTCTTATTCGGGAATAGCTGCTTGAAATGGTCCTGGTGCGTAATCACGTACACAGTATTGTATTTCTCACGCTGCTGATTGAGCAGAGTGACGATAGCCTCGGTCCCTGCCTCGTCGATGGACTCAAATGGCTCATCAAGGAAGCGGAATGGGATAGCTTTCTCGGCTCTGAGCGCTGCCAGCTCCCCAAGCGCCAAAGCGATGATGAGATTGGCCCTAGCACGCTCCCCAGAGGAGTTGGAGGCATAAGAACTGCCGCCATGCTTCTGAGAAACCTGTATATTGAACCGCTCCTTACTCTTACCGCTCTTGAGGGTGTCCTTAGTGTGGAACGTTATCTCCATCTCGCCATCCGTTAACAGGTCGGCGTACTTCTTGGCGAATTGGTTGAGAAGAGGCGTAACATGCTCCAGCATGAAACTGCGAATGCCTTGTGGTGAGAAGCTGTCCACCCAAAAGCTGAGTATTTGCTCGTACTTACGCTGATCATCTATTTCGCTCTTTAGTTTATCATGTTCCTGTTGCTTATTGATGAAAGACACTTCCTCTGCCTCCAACAAGCCTAGGTAGGGGTTGGTCTCGTCCTTTAGGGCGTCCAACTGAGCTGTCAGCGTGGCGATGCGCTCGTTGAAGCGACTGACCTCGGCCTTAGCTTCTTGGGCAGCCCTCAGCTCAGACTCTGCTGTGGCCAGTTCTGCCCCAAACTTAGTCTTGATGGCTGTCTGCTCGTCCACAAGGGCCTGGAACTCTGCTTTCTCTTGACGCCACTTCTCGCGGGTCGTCGCTTGGCTCTCCTCGATCAAGCCCTGCTTGATTATATGGCGGCGCTCCTTACTCTTCCAATCGTCCCGCACCTTCTTGGTGTGAACCTCATCAACGCTCTGGTAGCAGCAGCCACAAATAGCGGCGAGCCCTTCAATAGAGCATACAGCAGCTTGGGCGGTTTTTAGATGTGTGGCAACCTCCACCAAGTCGTCTCTTAGCCTGTTGAGCTTTTCCTGGTAGTGGGTATCTGTCTTCTTTATAGAGACTACGTAGCCTTGAACTAGGTCCTCACAGCCCCCCATGGCTGTCATAATCTCACCCTTACGGGCTAGAGCAGCGGGCTCAGTGTCGGCCATCTTCACCCAGTCAGCCTTGTTGGCCTCGAATATCCTCAGGTTGCCTTCAACCTCGGAGATTTTGCCCTCTTGGTCCTCATCATAGTCCTTCTCTCGTCCCTCCAGGTCCTCGATACGTCTCTTAGAGTCTAAGAGACCGTTCAGCAAGGATGTCTGCTTGGTAGTTGCTACCGTTAGGCCCTTCTCGGCCTCTCTGTGACGCTTCCTGGCCTCTTCAGAGGCCTTTCCTAGCGCCTCAGTGCGCAGCAGCTTCTCCAGCAGGGACTTCACCTCAGCATCCGTCATGGTTGCTACGTTGATCCCAGCCCCAGGCATCATGGCACAGAACGTAATGAAGTCGAGCCCTAGGATCTCCTCTATCATGGTCTGGGTGTCAGACATAGACGCGCCAGAAACCTCTTCTCCGTTGGACAGGAGGATTAGGTCGTTGGGCTTGTGTTCCTTGTCCTCTTGGTTACGCCTATAACGAGTGACCTCATACTGGTTCTTCCCTTCAGAGAGTGTAACTGTGACCTTGCAGTTCTTCCCTACCCGGTTGTTTACAACCTCGTCAGAGCCGAACCCTCGCACGGTATTCCCCCACAGCGCCCAGGTGAACGCATCCAAAGGCAAGGACTTGCCCGCACCATTGCTATCAGCTTTTGGTGCGTCCTCGTTCCTGCCCATGATGAGCGCTAGCCCCTGGTCCGCGAGGGGGAGTTCCATCTCCCCTATGCTACCGAAGTTACTTATCTTCAGTGTTTGGAACAACATCGCTTAGCATCTCGTCTACGAGATCTCCTGCTTGGTCCTCTACTGTAACGTCCTCTACAACATCCACAGTAACTTCCTCGCTAAGGATAGCCGCCTGGGGAGCCTCCTGAGGCATACCGGACGCTACAAACGTGAGCATAGCTTTGTAGCTACCGGGACCTAAGGCAGCCTTCTCGTGCTTGCGCAGGCCGTCCAGGATCAGCTGGTAGATGACATCGGAGATATGAGCAGCTGGAATGTCGCCCCTCTCCTCAATTGCGAACTCAACATCAGCATTAACGGTGATGTGGTTATCTGACACTAATAGGCTTACGCCATTTGTTTTACCGCTCATAGTCCAACCTCTTTCAATATATCGCTGCCCTCAAGCAGCACTTCTTCTTCTGTTAATCCCTCGGGCAACTTTCGATTCACCCACTCCACTATCACATTCGCAGGACTTAGCTGCGAAGCGTCAAGTGTAAACTCTGTTTCTTCCTCTTCTGTATCTATAACAATTTCTGGAGGATTGTCAAGTCCCCACTTCACTCTAAGCTCCTCACGGTCGAGATACTTCTCTTTTGTGATGTTCTTGACGAAGTCGTTCTGCTTCATCATTGACAGCTCTCCCTTGGAAGTCTTGCCGTCTCTGGTGACTACAAAATCGGGAGCCATAGTCGGGATCTGCTGGAAATCTACTCTACCTTTTTTCACCTTGACATGCAAATAGCCTCGGCTTCCGTAAGCATCTCCCCAATTGTGCTGGTGGGTGGCTCCGACGAACCAACCGTTAGCGAACAGCTGCTGGTGCTCATGGAAGTGCCCGAAGAAGCAGGCAGCAAACTTATCGTGAGGAACATCAGGGACCTGGATATCAGATTCGTTGATGAGAACATAGTCACTTCCTACTACTGCCCCCTGCATGCCTAGGTGGGCGAACAGGATAGCAGGCTGGGCACTCGTATCAGCCAGTTCTCCAGCGGCCTGGAGCATAATCTTGGCTTCCTCTTTGTTGTCGGTGTAGGGGACAAAGATGAAGTCGGCCCCGTCAGAAGACGTTTTGAACACGCTCGTATGAACATGTACGAACTCGCTAAGCTCTCCAAGGCCCACGAGACTGTGGTAGTTACCCTTACGGTCTCCCATGTCGTGGTTGCCTGGGATCATATGCAAGTGAATATCTTCGTCCGCAAACTTGTGTAGCCTATCGACTACCACATGGCGAACATCCGTAGCCACGGAGGTTCTTCGATGGAACAGGTCGCCACAGAACACGACATTCTTTATGCCTGCGTCTATAGCGTGCTTTAGTATTCCATCGAGAACCGCCGCACTATCGGCAAGCCTTGAGTTGTAAAGCCCTCCCAGCCCAGGAATCTGGGTCCGAGTTGCACCATAAGGAAAGTTATGGGCATGGAAGTCTGAGAAGACTAGAAACTCAAAAGGCTCAGTCATCTTTCTTCTCCACTCTAATTACGCCATAGTTCTTGGTGAGGGCACGCTCCTGCTGAGCATACATCTTCAAGGTGGCTTTGTGGTTCGAAAGGGTCTGGTTGCGGTCACTCTTAGTGGAATCCGCGCATAGGTCTTTGATAGACTGAGCAATGGATGAGGCAGTAACCTCAACCTCTTTCTCTGTCAGTTCTGGAGTTTCCTCGGTCATTTCACCAATCCCAGTTCTTTACGCACCGTAGACTCGATTGAGGCATAGATCTCAGGGTTCTCCTTCAGCCACACTACTGCAGCATCCCGGCCCTGAGCGATGTTGTTCCCATCATGGGAATACCAAGCACCTGCCTTGTCTACAAGCTTCAGCACAATGGCAGCATCCAAGACCTCACCGGCCCGGTTGATACCCTCACCAAAGACAATATCAAACTCTGCGATTTTGAAGGGAGGAGCGACCTTGTTCTTGACTACCTTGCAACGAGTGCGGCAACCAAGAGAGTCTTCGCCCTTCTTCATCGTACCTGTACGAGCGATCTCCACTCGACACGAGGCGTAGAACTTCAGAGCGTTACCACCCGAAGTAGTGTTGGGGTTCCCAAACATGACGCCAATCTTGACGCGAGTCTGGTTGATGAACACCAGGGTTGTCTTTGACTTATGCACGGGGCTGGCAAGCTTACGAAGAGCCTGGCTCATCATGCGGGCTTGCGACCCAATGTGGAAGTCTCCGACCTCTCCCTCAATCTCTTTGATAGGGGTGAGCGCTGCAACTGAGTCGATAACCACAATGTCAAAAGCATTAGAGGCTACCAGTTCGGCTGCGATGTTGAGTGCCTGCTCGCCGTTGTCGGGCTGAGACAGCACAAGGTCGTCCATGTTCACGCCAAGAGATTCGGCGTATGCGGGGTCGAGAGCGTGCTCTGCATCAATAAATGCTGCAAGGCCGCCTCCTGCTTGAGCCTCTGCAATAGCATGCAGGGTCAGCGTTGTTTTGCCAGAAGACTCAGCTCCGTAGATCTCTACGATACGTCCCTTGGGCCATCCGCCTACGCCGAGCGCAACGTCAAGTCCCAGAGAGCCAGTAGACGTAGCTTCTACGCCAATCTGCACCATCTGATTGTAGACACCAATAGTGCCTTTGCCGTGGTCCTTGTTGAGCTTCTTCATAAGCTGCTCACGGACTTTAAGCTTTTCTGCTTGTTCCATAGTTTCCTCCTAACGCAGCGTAGGGACCGCCTCTCACCTGAAAGACGGCCCCCTGCTGACCCCTCACCTAACTGCTAAGGCCCTGTCGCATTTGCTCTTCCAAGTCGGAAGAGGAGACAGGTGCGCTCTCTGCTTCTGGCGCTGCCGCTGGGGCAGGAACAGAGGCAGGAAGAGCGGTGCCGAGACCTGCGCCGAGAACAAACTCAGCTGCACGTCCGCCGTCAAGTAGCTGTAGCATCCCGTCACGGTCGAGCGTGAACCCTACCTTGTCGAGTGCTGGAAGAACTGGATCGGTGTAACCCGTGTCGGAGGCATCAAGGTCTGGGTAGACCTCGTAGCGAGTCTTCAAGCGATCCTTATTAGGGATCTTGTTGATACGGATACCGCGACCGTTTGTCAAATCAGTGATGTCCTGACCTGACGAGTGGATGATTCCAAGGATTTGATCGAAGATTGTCAGAGGACAAGCGTAGATCTGGATCTTAGGAGAACCAACCTTGAAAGGGCAATCGGCATCTGGACGGTTTTGCTTGAATTCAGCAACGTCCTGAGCCGTGTGGACTGGATCCTTCTCAACAACCACGTTGAGAAAGTAAGTCTTCTTGGCGCGCATATCTTTAGCGAGCCTCTGTGCTTCTGTATTGGACTTGTCTGCACGTAAGGACTGCACCAACTCACAGACGGGACAAGTCCCCTCAAGGTCTGGTGTTTCCTTTGGACACAGAACTGGTCCCTTCTGGTCATCTGCAACATTCCAGTGCTGGGCAACTTCGCGCCAGAACTGACCATCGAGATCATCCTTCCATTGAGGCATCACTCGAACTTTGTTGTCCCCGTTCTCTGGTCGCCAGAATCGGGCGGCTGATCGGCCACCTCCTCTTGAAAGCTGTTCCTGAGTTCGTTCTTTTTGTGCTCGTACTTTATCTAGAATTGACATTTTACTTGTTTCCTTGTGTTATCATTGCTTGTTTAATGGATATATCCGATTGTCCTTCAGCGCGGTAATTCGCACCCATCTGGATTAACATATCCTTACGATGTATCATAGCTTCTTTCGAAGCCTTTAGCAAGCCTGTATTGCGCTTTGCATCCAAATATTCGCCATGGATTTTCACGTACTGTGGGTCGGTAATTACGCTGTTTTCGGTCATCTTTTCGGTCATCTTGACCCCAGACGCCTTACCAGCCGAACGGTGGTGGTGGTCCAGCCGAGCATACACCCGCGCGACCTCCTCTTTGAGCCGAGCCTCTACGTCCATGGCCAGTTCTTGGGCCGTGGCGTACCAGGCGTACAGCTCTGCCTGCTCGAAGAAAGCGTCCTGAATGGGCTTGCTCCGAAGATCCAGGTGCTCCCTGGAGTGATTAGGGAAAGTATTGTCCCCAATCGTAAATACGTCAAATAGCTCTGGTGTCACGTCTTCCATAATGGGTCCCTCATGCTGCGATGTCCTTCTTCTCCGCCCAACTTGTAGTTGAGTACTGAAACTCTACCTTTAGGGGTACTAGGAAGTCAAAGTCTTCCATCACGTCCCGCTTCTTATTTAGTAGGTGTAATTCTTCTTTGTGAACATAAGACTGAATCTCATCATGCACAAGGTTAACAATCGAACTTTTTGTGTTTTTGAACACTTCTTCGTGAACCCTGACCGCACCGAACTTGAAAATGTCCGCAGCGGTGGACTGAACCACGAAGTTGGGGGCCTGGCGCTTGGCTCG